CAAGAGCGGGGCCTGGGTAGCAAAACCGGGCATCTGTTTGAGGGGCGTGGCTCGCTGGCGGAGCGGGCGCGCAAACGTGTCCGTGCGGCCTGTGAGAGCCTGGGCATCACCTGCCTGGGCACGCATGGGTTTCGCAAAACCTTCGCCGTAGCAGATTACCAGCGAGTGGTGGCGGCCGGCGCAGATGACCGGGCGGCGCTGCTGCACACTTCCCGCCAGTTGGGACATAATCGGGCTGCGGTGGCGGCCCAGAGCTACGTGGATGGCGATAAACGAGTCCGCTGATAATAGCGATTATCTGAACACAACAATAAGCCTGGCATTCGCCAGGCTTATTTTGCGCTGAAATTGGGGGCGCGCTATGATGGTGACAGACACAAATCCACAAACACAGGAGGTTGGAAATGTCTGAAGCCGAATCTGCATTGCTGCAGGGTATCCTGCAAATCGTCATCTCGGTCATCCTGCCGGTTCTGGCGGGCCTGGCCGTATGGTATGTCAAGCTGCTGATCCAACGGGTGAAGGCCCGCATGAGCCGTGAGCAGCTTGCGTTTGCTGACTCGCTGATCACCATGTTCGTGGGGGCGGCTGAGCAGTATGACCTGGCTGGTCTGGCAGCTCGCACCGGAGCAGAAAAGAAGGCGTGGGTTGTCGCACAGGCACAGGCGGCATTGGACCGGGCAAATATTCAAATGGATGCAAGTTTGTTGGCCGACCTGGTCGAAAGTGCCATCTTGAGCGGTGCGAAGAATCCACCGTATACGCCAGGCGCCGACCCGGAGGACTAGGATGTCTGACGCCGTCGCAATCATCCTTGCACTGGTATCAGGCGGCGGCGCTCTCACGGTAATCCTATCGGCGATTGTTGATCGGCGGCGGCGCACGGCGGAAGCCCAAAAAACCGCCGCCGATGCCAACAAGGCAGATGCTGAATCGGCCGAGAAAATCTCAGCAGCCGCGATCAGCCTGGTGGAACCGTTACAGCGTCGCGTTGATGTCCTCGAAGCGGAGCGCACCAGCACAGCGGTCAAGATCGCTGAGATGCAGTGCGAGATCTCCGAATTAAAGGCGAAAATCTTACAACTCCAGCAGGCGGCAGACGAGAAAGATAGCCGGATTGAGAAGTTGGAAAGCAAGGTCCGGTTGAAGGATTCTCGGATCCTGGAACTCGAAAAGCGGGTTGCTGAACTGGAAGCAGAAGTAGGCCGGCTGCAGAAAGAAAATGCCGAGCTGCGTGGCGAGTAGAATGCGCTATGGTCTGCGCATAGTCAAACTTTAGGCGAATGGGCGAGGTACTCCCCCGCCCACGCGCTTTTCGGGTCACGCGATTGGCCCAAATAGAAGAAATTCCGAATTTTCCGTTTTTAGCACAGGTGCGGCGCAGATGAGTGATGATCCTACAACCGCATTTCCGGCGAGTGAAAGCACGCCAGGCCAGGCAGCCAGCCGAACGGCCCGACAGGCGTTCTTAGAGCGCTGCGAATCGTTCAGCTGGTGGCGGGAGTACATGGAGCTGCGGGCGGAGGGCTGGGACTGGCGCAAGGCAGCTTATATTGCCTGGGCAGCCAGCCCGGCTAAGACGCGCACACCGGCAACCCAAGAGGAGCTGGCCACCCAGGTACTGGGGATGAGGTCGTCCCGAACGATCCGGAACTGGCGGAAGATAGACCCGACGATTGACACGCGGGTTAGCAGCCTGTTGGTTGAGCCGATGATGGAACATCGGGCAGACGTCATCCAGGCACTGCTGAATTCGGCCTCTGACCCACAGCCAAAGAGCGCCAGCGACCGGCGAACATTCTTCCAGATTGTGGGCATGCTGGGCACTGGCAAGGATGGCGGTGAGAAGGGCAAGGCAGCGGCCCCGGCAGCAGAAGTGCCGGGTGAAAATCCGTTTACTCATCTGACAGATGACGAGCTGCGCCAGGTTGTGAGCAACCTGGACGCGGCGGTTGCAGGGGAAAGTGATGACGGCGAGTAGCACCCCGAGGGTTGACCTGGAGCGGCGTGGGCTGGCCCAGATTGAACTGCTGCGGCGGCAGCAGGGTAATCATGGGCTGGATCTACTGACGTGGACCATCATCAACCGGCCGTTTTTGAAACCGGGGGCGCCGTTTGATATCATCACCCATGCTTATCTGGCAGCGCTGTACCGGGAGCAGGCACAGACAGCAGTGGTCTATAAGGCCAGTCAGATGGGGGCCAGCGAGTATGCCATTTCTTTCACGCTGCACGCAGCTGATCAACGGCAAGCAACCTGCCTGTATATTTTTCCCACGGATACTCACGTGAGCGACTTCTCCAGTGCTAGGTTGGGCCCGGCGCTGGAATCGTCCCCTTACCTGGCAAGCGTTGTCGTGGATGGGTCAGGCACCGAGGGGAAACGAGGAGCTGACCGGGTGACGCTCAAGCGTGTGCGGGACAGGTTTATCTATCTGCGAGGTGGCCAGGTCAAAACCAATGGACAGGCGCCGCAGCTCAAATCCATTGACGTTGACGTGCTGATTTTGGATGAGGTTGATGAGATGGACCCGAGAGCGCCATCCATCGCCCAGAAGCGTTTGGGGCACAGCGCCATGAAAGAGGAGCGCTGGATATCAACCCCGACCTACCCGGGCGTGGGCATCCATGCCAAGTGGCTGGAGTCTGATCAGCGGGAGTGGTTTGTACGCTGCCCGCATTGCGGCGAACGGCAGATGATGACCATCAACCAGGTCGTTGCCGAATGGGACGATCTGGGGCGGCCAGCGGGTTGGCATGACTATATTGCCTGTATTAAGTGCGGCAAGGCTTTGGATCGGCTGAGCAAGGGCGAGTGGGTTGCAACCTGCCCAGGGCGAGAAGTGATTGGTTATCACCTAACGAAGCTGTTCTCTCCGCTGACGACCCTGCCGGAAATCGTCAAAGCCCTGAACACGACCGATGAGACCAAACGCCGAGAGGCATATAACCAGGATTTAGGTGAGCCATACACGCCGAGAGGTGGCCAGATTACAGATGAAACGCTGGATGGCTGCCGGCGTGATTATGGCCACAGGCCTGTAACGGGCGAGGATACTGTCATGGGGGCGGATGTTGGCAAAATTGTTCACGCAGTTATCCGGGGGCCACAGGATCCAGAGACCGGAGAACGCCCGCAGCGGTGGGCTGGCGAGGTGGAGAGTTTTGAGGCCCTGGGACGGCTCATTCGGCAGTATCACGTGCGGCGGGCGGTAATTGATGCACTGCCCGAAACCCGCAAGGCCCGTGAACTTCAGGTTGATTTTGCTCCGACTGACCGGAGCGGCAAAGCTGATTTTGGGCATGGGGTCATCTGGCTGGCGTACTATGTGACCCAGAAGACGGGCAGCCGCAAGAGCGAGCCCGTGATCTGGAATGCGGAAGATGGGATTGTTTCGGCTGACCGCACCAGGACGCTGGATGAAACAATGGCCAGATTCTACGAGCAGGAAAACACCCTGCCGGCATATGCCCGAGATGTGCGCGATTACTATGACCATCTCAAGGCCCCAGTGCGGGTTGTGGAACGCGGCCCAGGCGGTGAACCTGTGGCCACGTATGTTGAAAGCCGGGCTGATCACCTGGCCCATGCGGAAAATTACTGCACGATTGCATCACACATCCCCCCCGTCAAGGCTGCTGGAGCCTGGGGAAGGAAGAAAAAATAGTTCAGATAATTCGGCTTATCGGCGCTGACAGGAGGCGTAAATGGATAAGAAAAATGTTTTGCGAATGAACTCGATTTTGCTGGACCGGATGAAACTGGCTCAGCAGTTAGGCCAGCAATACGGCGGGGACAGGAATCTGTACACCGCCCTGGGGTATCCAACCGTAATTTCATACCAGCAGTTCCTGGGAAAGTACGAGCGTCAGGACATTGCCGGGCGGATTGTGGATCTGCCGGCTAAAGACACCTGGCGCAAGCCACCGGTGATCATGGATGCGACCAGCAACACGGATGAGGACGGGCCTGCCAGCCCGTTTGTCCAGGGACTGCAGTATTTGATTGATAAACGGCGGCTGTGGCACTACATGGCGCGGATTGACCGGCTATCTGGGGTCGGGCGGTTTGGCGTTTTGCTGATTGGCGCCAGTGGGGCAACGCCGCTGAGCACAGAGCTGCCAAAGATGACCCGCCCGGAGGATGTCATCTACCTTTCGCCGTATGCCGAAGGGTCAATCCAGATCACCAAGACAGTAAGCGACCCAACGTCGGTCAGGTTCGGGCTGCCGGAGATTTACAGCGTCAATCTGGGCATTGATATGCCCACAGAGCAGGTGCACTGGAGCCGGGTCATCCATGTGGCGGATGATTTGTTGGAGGATGAGGTTTACGGTCAGCCCAGAATGCAGCGAGCATACAACTTGCTCGAGGACCTGTTGAAGATCATCGGCGGCGGCGCTGAGGCAACCTGGAAGAACATGGACAAGGGGCTGCACGCCGATGTGCGTGACGGCTTCGACGATATCCCCGACGAGGATGCGCTGACCGAGGAAATTGATGAGTATATGCACGGTCTGCGACGGTTCCTGCGGACAAAGGGCATCACCCTGACGCCGCTGGGTAGTGATGTGGTGGACCCGACCGGACTGTTCAATGCCATCATCGGCCTGGTGGCGGCGTCCAGCGATATCCCGCAGCGGATCTTGCTGGGATCCGAGCGGGGTGAGCTGGCCAGCAGCCAGGATGCGTCAACCTGGGCGGGTCAAATTGCAGAGCGGCAGCGCAACTTTGCTGAGCCACAGCTGCTGCGGCCGCTGATTGACCGTCTGGTGACCTATGGCGCATTGCCGGCACCAGATGGCGGGAAGTACACCGTCGAATGGCCGAGCCTGTTCGAGTTGAACGACCTGGAGCGCGCCGATCTGGCGCTAAAGATGGCCCAGGCAGCGGCCGCTATGTCACCGGGGGCGCCGGAGATGGTCATGGGCGTGGAGTATTTCCAGCGGGTGCTGCTCCGGATGCCGGAAGCGGAGATAGGAACGGAGAACCGGCTGCTGGACGAGGAAGACGCCTCTGTGGAAGCGGCTGACGAGGTGGAAGAATGACCACCAGCGGAGGCATACCAACCCAAAAGCGCACCATGACTACCAGCCTGCCGTATCACTGCCCTGGATGCGGGGCACAGATTGGGCAGCTGGTGCCGGACAATGAGATGGTGAAGCTGGATTCCAATGGCTGGCTGATCTCGGATGGCAAGAAATACTGCCACCGCTGCGGGCGGCCGGTGCATTTCAAGAGCCCACGAGAGACGTGGAGCGAGATGGTTGAACGGCTGAAACGGAGGAGCGATGGCAACCGCAGCGCAGCGTGATCCAACCCGGACAACGGGTGTGCGCCGAGCGTATGGAGCGGCTTTACGGCGGCGCATGGATGGACTTAAGCGGCTGGTCTGGGAGACCGTGGTCACGAATGACGCGCTCTACCTGGAGAAGCGGGATTCCAGTATTCTGCGGGTGTTTGCGCGGGCCCAGGCTGGAAAGAAGTATGACTGGCCAACCGATCCAGCCGGGAAAGCAGATGCGTTTATGGACTGGCTCCAGGATGCAATTGATAGTGATATTCTCGGCGTTGAGCAGCGGGATGGGCGGCGAATCACGCTGCGGGACGAATGGCAGAACATGTATGTGCGGTCAAGTTATTCACGATCTGTCGAGGCAGCCAGCACGGCGCTCAGGCGGGGTGGTTTAGAGCTGCCGACAACTGGGCTGGCGGCAGTGTTCGGCAAGCCGATCCATGCCAACACACTGGCCATTCTATATACCCGCAACTTCAACGAGCTGCGAGGCATTACGGAGGCTATGTCAGCCGCGATCAGCCGAGAGCTGACTACTGGCATGGCCCAGGGACTGGGACCGCGGCAGATTGCGGCGCTGTTGAATCAGCGAGTGGACCGAATCGGGATTACACGGGCGCTGACGCTGGCCAGAACAGAGATCATCCATGCGTATGCCGAGGGGACGCTAAACCGATATGAGGAGTTTGGCATCAAAGGCGTCCGAGGAAAGGCCGAACTTTCCACCGCTGGCGATGATAATGTTTGCCCGATTTGCGCCAGCCTGGAGGGGCGAGAGTACTCAATCGCCGAAGCAAGGGGTGTGATACCGGTACACCCGAACTGCCGATGCGCCTGGCTGCCGGTAATTTAAACCGCGGATTGCGCTGATTAGGACCCGTCGCTATAGTAAGTACACTGATGGAATAGATTGGAAGAAGGACGAAATGAGAAATACGCAGGTTTACAGACTTCACCTTCGAAGCAACAACAGAAATTTGGCCGCAGCTGTAGCCGTCAAGATTGCACGAGATGAGAAAACTCATCAAAAGCGCTCTAAGTGGTTGCAGTCGGCGATTAATCTACAACCTGGGTGGACGCGGGGTGCCTTATTCGCTGATTGGTACAACGAGTGGACTATCCTGGACACTCAGATTGAGACCGATTTGATGGCAGCCGGGCTGACAAATCAGGATGTTTGGAAGGTTAGTGCCACAGATTAGCTATTACAAAACCGAATTTACAAAACCGAATGTTGAGCATCGCCGATAAATTCACAGGGTACACCCTGGGCGGCGAGCCGGATGGTGTAACCGGACCGGCGCGCTCCCCGTCCTGCAATTGCGGGGGTACTCCAGGTTCGACTCCTGGCCGCCGAATTAGACCGCTGATTGAGCGGATTACGCTAATGACACCGAAAGGAGGTGATCAACAAGATGCCATCAACAACTATTCAATGGTTTGCGTATGCCCACCTGCCGGCAGAATTGCAAGCTGTGGTCAAGCCTATTGCTGAGCTTGCCCGCCAGATGGAAGCCAGCCTGCCGGATGGGCCTGAGAAGAGCGCCGGGATGCGCAAGCTCCTGGAAGCAAAAGACTGCTTCGTGCGAGCTGCCATTCCACAGCACACCGAACCTACGGATCTAGACCTGAACCTGTTGCGCGATATGACCACGCCCCCCGATAACTGCTGATAAGGGCAATTATCGGCACTGTAATTTGCGCATAAATGGGCTTGTCCGTATGATGTAAGTGCGAATCCGGTGGTTGCCATGCCACCCACATACTCGGTTTATCTGGGTATACCGCCAGTACCGCTTTTGCGGAACTGGCGGCTTTTGTTTAACAAGCAGGAGGATGAGGAACTATGACTGTAAAAACTGCTGCGCAGTTGAAGGCGAATTTCCAGGGGCAGGATCCCCAGGATTTTGTCGCTGACCTGGTGGATACCGCTGAGGATCTGCCAACCGCAACCACGTCTGTTTCCGGGATCGTTGAGCTGGCCACTGATGCCGAGGCGATTGCTGGAACTGATACCGCCCGCGCCGTGACGCCTCACGCGCTGGCCGCTGCCGTACCGGCCGCCAGTGAAACTGTTGTCGGCAAGGTTGAGCTGGCTACCAACGCCGAGACGATCCCGGTAGCGGATTACACCCGTGCTGTGACGCCGCGGGGCCTGGGCGCTGCCCTGGCCAAGATGTTCGTGATCAGCTTCGCCGGTCACAATGGCGCAGGCGCCTGTACGGCCACCGGGGTGGCGGTCAATGACGTGATTTTCGGCGTTGCCGGTCTGACGGATGTCGGGCAGGCGGATGCCTCGTTTGAGGCGGTGGTGACGGTCGCTGATCAGATTCAGCAGGCGTCGGCCTCCGATCTCTCACTGAAAAACTTTGTGGCGCTGGTTTACCGCCCGAGCTAACCGATGACTGACGCGCTGATTGTCCACCAGCTCAGCTCCATCGGAGCACAGACATCCCGCCAGACGTTGAATGGGCGGGAGTATCTGGTTGCGCCGATGGTGGCGATTGTGGGCGGCGTGCTGAACGGTGAGTTGGTCCCAACCGATGAGATCGGGAAGTTCCCCGAGGCGTGGAACGGTATCCCGGTGCCGCTGGGCCACCCGACCCTGCGAGGGGCATTTATCTCGGCAAACAGCCCGGAGATTGTCGAAAGCCAGTGCGTGGGGCGGTTCTGGAACGCCCGCATGGATGGCGACAAGCTGATTGGCGAGCTGTGGCTGGATATCGAGAAGGCCAAAGGCATGGGTGGTGATGCATTGAAGGCGCTGGAACGCCTTGAAAATGGCGAACCAACCGAGGTATCTACGGCCTATTTTCGCGAGCTGGAAGCCAACCAGGGGACGTTCAACGGCGACGGTTATGTCGGGATTGCCCGGAATCTGCGACCTGATCACGTGGCGCTGCTGCTGAATCAGCCAGGAGCGTGCTCCTGGAAGGATGGCTGCGGATGTCCACGTGTCAATGCTGATGAGAAGGATAAGGCTATGACTGTTTTGAAGGTCAATTACGAGATCAGCCTGGATGAGCAGAGAAGCCAGGTGTACACGGCCTGGAGCGCCATGTTTGACCCGGAAGGACACAGCGACATGTGGGTGCGCGAGGTCTTTGCGGATCATGTGATTGTGCATGGGCCTGATGGATTGGTGAGCTATCCGTATGAGCGCGGCGAGAACGGGATTACGTTCGGGGCGCCGGTGCCGGTGCGGATTGTTTACGAGCCGGTGACCAACCGGCAGAACATTGTGTACAACGCACTGCGCGGTCTGCAAAGTGCGCTGGGATTCCAAACTCTTACTGAGGAGGTAGAGATGGCAGATACCAATATCGTGGGCGGCGGCGTGCCGCCCCAGGGTGACGCCGCTCCGTGCGGTGGCTGCCCTGATAAAGCTGCGGTGGATGAAACCCCGCAGGTGAATGCTGCTGCGCAGACGCCTGCGCCTGCTGCTGAGATGCCGACCGAAGTGGCTGACCTGGTTGCGCTGGCGCGTGACCTGGGCGGCGCTGAGGCACTGCGCTCGGCGATTCAGACGATCCAGGCGAATGCCAGCCAGCGGAAAAACGAGCTGGTGAGCGAAATCCGGGCTAATGAACGCAATGCGTTCAGCGAAACGGAGCTGGCCGCCATGCCCATTGACGTCTTGCAGAAGCTGGCTGCGAGCCTGCGCCCCGCGAATTATGCCGGGCGCGGCGGTGTGCGGTCCAATGCAGACGAAAATCAGCCTCCGGCTCCCCTGCCGGTAGTGATGGCCGAGTAAGGAGGATCCGATGGCCAATACGATTGTTTTGAAAGGCGACCCGGTCTACAAGGAAGCCGTGGCAAACGGCGCCATTACCCCCGGTCACCTGCTCCAGTTCAACTCGAACGACAAAATCGAGGTGCATGGTACGGCAAAGGGCAATGCCCAGCCGATGTTTGCGATTGAGGAATCGATTGTCGGTGACGACATTGACGATGCCTATGCCGCAGACGATACCGTGCTGTACGTTGTGGCCCGCCCAGGCGACGAGATCAACGCGCTGTTGAAGAACGGCGAGAACGTTGCGAAGGGCGACTTCCTCGAATCAGCTGGCGACGGTACGCTGCAGAAGCACACTGCGATTGCGGCTGACGAGGGTGGTTCGGCCACTTACACCATCTACACCCGCGGCATTGTCGCGATGGCGATGGAAGATCTGAACAACACCACGGGCTCCGCAGCTCGGATCCGAGTGGAGGCTATGTAACATGGACCCCTTGATTTCTTCTCCGCAAACGTTTTTTGCGAGCGCCCCGGCCCGCCTGCTGGCGGCCAATATGCAGGTGAATGTGCTGCGTACCAACGGCTTGCTGCGCACCGATGAGTGGCGCGAAATTGACCAGGCGGTTGTGGCGGTGGCCAAGCAGGCCCTGGTTGGCATTGCTGACCTGCGGGCGTTCAACCTGATTCACCCGCTGGGTGGCCTGGGCACGTTGATCTCCGCTTACGAGCGCGCGAGCGACATGAGTGCGGCCAACGTGGACATGAACGGGGCTACCGTGGGCACCGAAGACGCGTCGACCTACGACATCGCAGGTGTGCCGATCCCGATCGTGCACAAGGACTTCCGCATCGGCATCCGTGAGCTGGAAGCCAGCCGTCGGATGGGCAATGCGGTGGATACCACCAACGCCACCATTGCTGCTCAGAAGGTTGCTGAGGGGCTGGAAAGCATCCTGTTCAACGGTTCGACCGTCAAATCTGGCGGTTATGCGCTGTATGGGTACACCACCCACCCCAGCCGCAACACCGGCTCGGCCGATGGCGATTTCGGTACCATCTCGAACATCTACACCACTGTCAACAAGATGGTGGCGGCTGCCCGCAATGACGGCTATGGTGGCCCATACGTGCTGTATGTGCCGAACGACCAGTACGCCGAAATGCTGGCGATGTACACCGATGGTTCCGGTCAGACCGCCCTGCGGCGCTGTGTTGAAAACATTCCCGGCCTGAACGCCGTGAAGAACGCTGCGACTTTGACCAGCGGCACCCTGGTGCTGGTAAGCATGCAGCGCAACGTGGTTGACCTGGCCCTGGCCCAGGATGTTGTCCCGGTTCAGTGGGACGATCTGGGCGGCATGATGACCCGCTTCAAGGTCATGGCTGCGATGGCACCTCGCATCAAGTCTGATGCGGCTGGCCATTCCGGCATCGTGCACTACACCGGAGCCTAAGATGGCACGCGTCAAAGTCTTGACCGGCAAGCACCGCAGCGGGGACCGGGTTTACGTGCCCGGTGAGGTTTTCGAGGCGACCGATGCCGAACTGGCTGCGTTTGGTGACAAACTGCAGCTGGTACAGGAGGAGGAAGCCGAGGTCGAGATCTCCCCTACCGATGAAACCCCGGTTGAAGAGACCCCCAAGCCGGTTGTGAAGGGTAAGAAGGGCTGAGTCTATGGCTATTCTGGTTGCTGATGCTCGTGTAACAGCTGAACAGGTAATGGAAATTATCAGCACTAGCCTGACAGAAGACCAGGTGAATGCGTTTATCAATATGGCGCATGCGCTGGTGGATGAACGGCTGGTTGATCAAAACCTGGGCAGTACGCTGCTGGAGCAGATTGAGCTGCTGTTGAGCGCTCACTTTGTGTCGCTCCGTGATCCGCGGGCACAGCAAGAAAAGATAGACGAGTACTCGGTCACTTACCAGGGATCAACCAGTGAGGGCCTCAAAGCCACGATCTATGGGCAACAGGCCATTGCGCTGGATTCATCCGGGACACTGGCCAGTCTGGCCAAGCCGCGGGCAATGTTGAAGCTCAGCTAACAATCTACACCGCCCCTGGGAAACCGGGGGCGGTGGGAAAGGCATCATGTTCCGAGACCGACTCATCCATCAGGTGGTTTTTCAGCGGGCAACCGTGACCTATGGCCAGGCTAACGAAACAAAGCTGGTCTGGCAGAACCTGGCCGCTGTGCGCGGTCGGCTGATCACGAAGACCGAGAAGATCGCCTCTACGATGGGATTGGTGATGGCCACGACTTCTAAGCTGCTGGTTGAAGCTGATGTGGACGTTTCGGATGTAGACCGGGTTGGCACTGTGCTGCTTGAAGACGGCTCAACGGTCGGGCCGTTCCTGATTGCTGAGGTGCTGCCCAGACTGGGCGGTGACGGCGTCCATCACAAGGCGCTGGTGCTGAACAAGGTCAAGGTGGCGCCATGACCAGCGTGGTTGGTGTACACGAGTTGCAGCAGACCATTGCGGCCCAGATTTCACGCCTGAGTGGGTCTGATGCCCGCAAGGCGTTGATGCAGGGCGGTTTGCTGGTAGAACGGCGCGCCAAACAAAATGTTCGCAAACAGCACCTGATTGATACCGGAGATCTCCGGGATTCGATTGAGGCTGAGCCAGTGAGTGATCACCTGGTGCAAATTGGAACGGCGCAGATTTACGCGGCGATCCATGAGTTTGGCGGCGTGATCCGGCCAAAGAGCAGCAAATACCTGGCGATCCCGCTGACGAGTGCGGCCAAAGGTGTGCCAGGGCCACGGGATTACCCTGGGACGCTGCGGTTTGTGCCTGGTAACAATGGCGGCGTGCTGGTGGATGAGGCTGGTGATGCGCAGTATGCGCTGCGAACCAGCGTCACGATTCCGGCACGGCCATACCTGAGACCGGCGATTGACGAGAATCCGCAAGAGATTGAGGATGTCATCGGCAAGGCACTGTGGGATTTGCTGGAGGAAGGACTGGAATGAGCGAGCCCGATATCCTGGATGCACTGACGCAATACCTGGCGCTTGACGCCGGGGTGACGGCGCTGATTGGAGAGCGCATCTATCCAGATGTGCTGCCAACCAATGTACAGCTGCCCGCAGCGCGAATGATTGAAGTTGACC